AGATGACCAAGGTAAGGTTTACCTGGCTTTTGTTTACGTGATGACCTCCAAAGGGTGCCAGGAGCCAAGCGATAGTTACTACCGGATCATTGAGGAAGGTTACCGGGATTGGGGACTGGAGCTAGAACCGTTGCAACAGGCCTTAATAGAAAGCCGTCAGCGGACCCCCTTTGGCTCCAGTGAGGCCAAACGGTGGGGGTAGGGATGAAGGCTTCGGTGCGGTAAACAGGGGCCCAAAAGGGCAAAGCTGCGGGGGAGGGGTAGGGATGGATAAATTCTTTTCCCAGAAATACTGTGATCGCTGCGGCCAAAGTTTGCAAGCAGGCCGGGTCATGTCCATGTTCAACCGGGACTGCCTCTGCCTTGATTGCAAGGAAAAAGAAATGAAAGATAAGGACTACAAATTGGCGCAGAAGGCCGAAAGGGAAGCGATCAAAAAAGGTGATTTTAATTTTCCGGGTATCAGGAAATAAGCCTTGACTTACCTGTGTTTATAAGTGATGTATAGACCTGCCGCAAGGCACATCACTTTTAGGGGGTTTTCATCATGACAAGCAAATTTCACATCGGCCAGACAGTTTTGAACTTCGGCTACCTCGCCAAAGTAGACGGGTTTCACGAAGGGACAGGGGATCCAATCCTTCGGCATTTTTACAATGATGGCAGCCGCTGGATTGCCGATGCTGCCAAGTGCCAGCCGGTGAAAGAAACCGCTGAACTTTGGCGACATCAAGACGGCTTGGTAAACCTTAGATAGGCGGGGAGTTTAAAAGGAGCCTGCGGGCTCTTTTTTCCTTGGGATTTATCTGATAAATCTTTGCAAATGGCCTTGCTATTATGTGTGTTCTGAGTGATATATAGACTACCAAAAACACATAGGAGGCGCGAACATGAAAGACTTACTAGAAAGAACAAGGGAAGAACTGGCAGGCTGGCCCCAGGAGCTAATACCGGGAAACTTGGAAGAACTGATAGAGAGGCTTTACGATACTGACAACCGGAAGGTGGGCAGGCTGGCGAGGAAAGAAGAAGAGCGAGGGGAATTCAGCTTTGGGCTGATCAAGGCGGTTAAGGAAACAATCCAGCAAAAAAACAGGCTGGATCAGGCCCCGGCAAGAAGTTATCAGGAAGCAAGAATTGACCAGATCAGATTTATTCAAACCTCAAGCGGCAGAAAGCCCCGGCGCTGGAGCCGCTAATAGATTGGACTAAAATATGAAGCCACAGAGCCTACGGGCTCTTTTTTTATGGGAGGTGAAAGCGATGGCGACACGGGGAAGGAAACCGAAACCTACCGCCCTAAAAGTGCTGGAGGGCAATCCCGGTAAAAGACCGCTCAATAAAAATGAACCCCAGCCGGAAAGAAAGGCTCCTCGCTGTCCGTCATGGCTGGAGCCGGAGGCAAAAAAAGAGTGGAAAAGGATGGCCAAAACCTTGGAAACCATCGGGGTTCTAACCCAGGTGGATAAGGCTGCCTTTGCCGGATACTGCCAGGCCTATGCCCGCTGGAAAGAAGCCGAGGAGTTTTTGTCGAAACATGGCACCATCTTTAAAACCCCTTCCGGCTATATTCAACAGGTGCCCCAGGTATCCATTGCCCAGACTTATCTTAAAACCATGAAGGATTTTTGCTCCGAGTTTGGGCTGACACCGGCTGCCAGAACCCGGATAAAGGTAGATCAAGAGGCGGCAAGTCCCGATGACCCCATGGACGCCCTACTGAGGGTGCCTAAATAGTGTTTTTCGACCAGGACAAAGCGGAGAGGGCGGTTAAATTTATCAGCCTGCTCAATCACACTAAAGGGGTCTGGTATGGCCAGCCTTTTGAATTGCTACCATGGCAGGATAAAATAATCCGGGATGTTTTTGGAACCGTCAAAGAAGATGGCTACCGGCAGTACAATACGGCCTATGTGGAAGTGCCCAAGAAAAATGGTAAAAGCGAGCTGGCCGCGGCGGTAGCCCTTTATCTTACCTGCGGGGATGGGGAATGGGGAGCTGAAGTTTACGGCTGCGCCGCCGATAGGCAGCAGGCCTCTATTGTGTTTGATGTGGCGGTGGATATGGTGGAGCAATCACCGGCCTTAAAGAAAAGAATCAAGCCGGTCCTTTCCAGGAAAAGACTGGTTTACATGCCCACTGGCAGTTTCTATCAGGTGCTTTCTTCGGAAGCCTATACCAAACATGGTTTTAATGTCCATGGAGTGGTCTTTGATGAGCTGCATGCCCAGCCCAATCGTCAGCTTTATGATGTGATGACCAAGGGTAGCGGGGATGCCAGGATGCAGCCCTTGTTCTTTTTAATTACTACCGCCGGAACGGATCGGAATTCCATCTGCTTTGAGGTGCATCAGAAGGCGGAGGATATCCTAAGGGGGAAAAGAATGGACCCTACCTTTTATCCGGTGATCTACGGTATTGAGGAGGGGGAGGATTGGGGCGATGAGAAGGTCTGGTATAGGGTAAATCCCTCTCTGGATCATACCATCGACATTGAAAAGGTGCGGGCCGCCTACACAAGTGCCAAGGAAAACCCGGCAGAGGAAAACCTATTTCGGCAGCTTAGGCTTAATCAATGGGTGAAGCAGTCGGTGCGCTGGATGCCCATGGAAACTTGGGAGAAGTGCAATCACCCGGTGGATCCGGAACGGCTTAAAGGCAGGGTCTGCTATGGTGGCTTGGATTTATCTAGCAGCATAGATATCACCGCCTTTGTGCTGGTATTCCCACCGGTGGAGGATGATGGTAAATACTATGTTCTCCCCTATTTTTGGCTGCCGGAGGAGACCTTAGAACTAAGAGTGCGGCGGGATCATGTGCCTTATGATGTTTGGAAGCAGCAGGGGTATTTGTTAACTACCGAAGGGAATGTAATCCATTATGGCTTTATTGAAAAATTTATCGAGGATTTAAACACAAGGTATCACATTAAGGAGATCGCCTTTGACCGCTGGGGGGCGGTGCAGATGGTGCAGAACTTGGAGGGTGCCGGGTTTACGGTGGTGCCCTTTGGCCAGGGATATAAGGATATGAGCCCGCCCACAAAAGAGCTAATGAAGCTAACCTTGGAGGGGAAAATCGCCCATGGCGGCCATCCGGTGCTTTCTTGGATGATGGATAATATTCATATCCGCACCGATCCGGCGGGGAATATAAAGCCGGATAAAGCCAAGTCAACGGAGAAGATTGACGGGGCGGTGGCCATGATTATGGCTCTTGATCGGTGTATCCGGAATGAGGGAAATAGGGATAATTCGATTTATGATGAGCGGGGGCTGTTGATTTTATAATTTTTTTAAAGAAACCCCTTGAAAAAAAGATACCTTTGGGCTAAAATATAATTAACCAAAAGGTTAAGTTAGCTAAAAGGTTAAGTCGGGTGGGATGAGGGGTGTGAGATTTAAATACAGAAAACCATCATTGGAGAGGTATTTTAATGATTTTAACTTAATGAGAAGAAAGATCGGGAATGATTTAGCTAGAGGAGCTAAGAAGCGGCATGATCAATTAAGAGCAGCAGCAAATTTTAGTATCTATCTTGATACGGGGCTTGGAAAACCCCACCCGCTGTATGAAAACTTACAGGGGTGTTATGGGATCAGTATTTCCGGTAATATCAGGCTTGTTGTTAAACCAGATGTGGAAAGTTTGGATCCCCAGTCGTTAAAAGAATGCGATGTGGTCATTATAGAGGGGGTGATGGATTATCATGGCCAAAAACATGAATGGCTTATCCCGTGAATTTATTATTCACCCGGGAGAAACATTAAAAGAAATTTTGGAAGACAGGCAGATGAGCCAGAAGGAGCTTGCCATACGAACTGACGTAACAGAACCGCATGTCAGCAGTATAGTTAACTGCCAAAAAGCCATCTCTGTTTCCTATGCTAAAAAACTGGAATACGCTTTAGGCATTGATGCTAGCTTTTGGGTTAATCTGCAGGCCAATTACGATAAAGAATTAGCAGATTTCGAGGAAATTAACGGGATTTCCGACCAGGAACTTGAGATCCTAAAGAGGCTTAGTAGTATAGTGAAGCATCTAAAAGAGATAAGGATATTAGAACCGGAAGCCCATGGACCAATGCTTGTCATTAGCCTCAGAAGATTTTTAAACATTAGCAGCCTAACTCGGATACCCCAGATTTCCCAAACAGGGGCTTACCGTCTAGCCACAGCAACAAATATTGATCCTTTTGTTTTATTTACCTGGCTGAGGATGTGCGACTTGATTGTCAAGGACCAAGAAACAGAGCAAGGGTTGGATATTGACAGATTAAAGGATAAGGTCCCTTTGATTAAAGAACTGATGTTTGAAGATGTGACCGCTATCCAGCCCCGATTAAAAACCTATCTGGCTGAGTGTGGTATCAAGTTTTCTATTGTAAAAAATTTTCGAGGCGCTCCGGTTCAGGGTGTGATCAAAAGGAATAGTGATGGTACCCTTAATTTGCTCATGACCACCAGACGTAAATTTGCCGATATATTTTGGTTCACATTTTTCCACGAAATCGGCCATATCATAAACGGTGACATTGATGATAAACTGGTTGATTACGATTTTGCCAAAGGTGAGGCGGAGGATCGAGCGGATATGTTTGCGGCAAATATCTTGATTGACCCGGCAGCATATGAGGGTTTTGTGGCAAAAAAGGATTTTACGCTATCCTCTATCAAAGGATTTTCAGTCGAACAGAACATCCCCGCCTATATTTTAATAGGTAGGTTACAAAGAGATAGGCATTTAGGGTATTATCAATACTCGGATGAAAAGGTCAAATATGTGCTCGGGGAAGGTTAGATAATTTTAGTTGAAATTGGGGGAGGGAAAAATGACAAAGGAACAAGAATTAATGCGCTATCTCCACAAAAAAGTGTTTGATCCAATTCTGGATTCGCCAGATGCCCCGTCCAATATAAAAAGTGGTGTAAACCTTACAATAGCAAGAATGAGCAGATTGAGTGCTGAAAAGATGGTTCAATACTTTTGGTCTGCCCTTGCCACAGATAATGCAATCAAATTTTCCAAGAAAATGAAAGCAGAGGGTCTAACACGTTTTGAGGATGTAATGGAGGAATTTAGGGATAAGTTTAATGATGAATGGCTTAGAGCCTAGAATCTAAGGTACAGGTTCACACAAGAATACAAACTGGCTTCAGCCAGGAAGACTGAGGTTATGAGATGGGAGTCGCCTTCTGTGGCGGCTTTCATTGTGTTTTTTTATACCCGGTTTTTAGGAGGTGAAACCCTTTGTATGAAAATACCCATTCTGTCCAGTCTGTTTAAAGACCGGGGCAGCCCCAGAAACAGCTTTTGGCAAAATGCCTATGCTTTTTTCTTTGGCCCCACACCTAGCGGCAAAACGGTCAATGAAAGAACCGCTATGGCTACCTCAGCAGTATATGCCTGTGTGCGGGTGTTATCGGAAACCATCGCCTCCCTGCCCCTTCATCTCTACCGGCGAACGGGTGAGGGCAAGGAAAGGGCTGTAAATCACAATTTATATCACCTGCTCCATGACGAGCCAAATCCTGAGATGACTTCATTTGTGTTTAGAGAAACACTGATGGGTCATCTTTTACTTTGGGGAAATGCCTACGCTCAAATCATCCGAAACGGGCGGGGGCAGGTGGTGGCCCTTTACCCGTTGCTCCCGGACCGGATGGAGGTGGGCCGCACAGAAAAAGGGGAGCTTTTTTACTGCTACCAAAAAGATGGCCGGGATTATCTTTTGCGCCCGGATGAAGTGCTCCATGTGCCGGGATTAAGCTTTGACGGTCTGGTGGGTTATTCCCCCATCGCTATGGCCAAAAACGCCATCGGTATGGCGCTCGCCACGGAAGAGTACGGCTCCCGGCTCTTTGCCAACGATGCCCGGCCCAGTGTGGTGCTGGAGCACCCCGGCATCTTAAAAGACCCGGCCAAGATCCGGGAAAGCTGGAACAAGATCTACCGGGGCAGCGAAAACGCCCACAAGGTGGCGGTATTGGAGGAAGGGATGCAGGTTAAAACTTTAAGCATGCCTCCGGAGCAGGCCCAGTTTTTAGAGACCAGGAAGTTTCAGATTGAAGAAATATGCCGTATCTTTCGGGTGCCGCCCCATCTGGTGGCTAATTTGGAACGGGCCACCTTTTCTAATATCGAGCACCAATCCATCAGCTTTGTGGTCCATACCATCAGGCCCTGGTTGGTGCGGCTGGAGCAGGCTTTTAATAAATCTCTCTTTACCGGGCGGGAAAAGGGCGAGCTATTTGCCAGCTTCGTGGTGGACGGTCTTTTAAGGGGGGATTATGAATCCCGCATGAAGGGTTACGCCATCGGTATTCAAAATGGCTTCATGTCGCCCAATGATGTGAGAAGCCTGGAAAACCTAAACCCCATCCCGGAAGAAGAAGGGGGCAGCACCTATATGGTCAACGGCAACATGTTAAAGCTCAAAGATGTGGGCGCTTATATCAAAGAAAGGGGTGAGAAGGATCAAGAAGTTTTGGAACTGGGTTAAAAACGAAACCGGCAGATCCCTTTATTTAGACGGCTACATTGCCCCGGAAAGCTGGTTTGAAGATGAAGTAAGCCCTAAGGAATTTAAAAGAGAACTGGAAGCAGGGACAGGTGATATCACCGTCTGGATTAATTCTCCGGGGGGTGATTTTTTTGCCGCCTCCCAGATCTATACCATGTTAAAAGAATACCCGGGAGAGGTATTGGTAAAAATCGACGGTATTGCCGCCAGTGCGGCCGCGGTGATCGCCATGGCCGGAGATCTGGTCCTCATGTCTCCTACGGCCATGCTGATGATCCATAACCCGGCCACCTTTGTTTGGGGAGAAGAAGGGGATATGCAAAAAGGCATGGAGATGCTTATCGAGGTTAAGGAGGCCATCATTAACGCCTTTGAAAATAAGACGGGGCTGACAAGAAAAGAGATCTCTAAAATGATGGACGCCGAAACCTGGTTTTCCGCCGGGCGGGCGGTGGAGCTAAAATTTGCCGACGAGATTCTTTACAGCGGAGCCCCGCCCCAGGTGACGGATTTTATGTTTGACAGGGTGACGGTGGTCAATGCGCTAATGCAAAAACTGCCGGGTAAGAGAAAGCCCGAGGCAGTTAAATCCGGCGGAGCGGCATACGAACAGCTTATTAAACGGCTGGAACTAATAAAGTAAGGAGGAAAAAACGTGAGCAAAATCATAGAACTGCGGGAGAAAAGGGCCAAGGTGTGGGAGCAGGCCAAGGCTTTCCTTGATGAAAAACGGGGGGAGGACGGCCTGCTATCGGCGGAGGATACCAAGACTTACGAGAAGATGGAGGCCGAGGTGGTGAGTTTAGGAAAAGAGGTGGAGCGTCTGGAGCGCCAAGCGGCCATTGATCTGGAACTTTCCCGGCCTACCAGCCAGGCTCTAACCGGCAGACCGACCACGGGCGGGGAGGAGGATAAAACCGGCCGGGCCTCCGGTGAATACGAGAAAGCCTTCTGGAACGCCATGAGGCGGCCTGTGGTAAACGAGTCCGATCGGCAATCTTTAACTGTAGGCACAGATTCCGAAGGGGGCTACCTGGTTCCCGATGAGTTTGAAAGAATCTTGATCGAGGCCCTGGAAGAAGAAAACATCATGCGCACCCTGGCCAAGATCATCAAAACTTCTTCCGGGGACAGGAAGATTCCGGTGGTGGCTTCCAAGGGTAGCGCCACCTGGGTGGATGAAGAAGGGCCCATTTTAGAGTCCGGCGATACCTTTACGCAAGTCTCCATCGGGGCCTTTAAACTGGCTACCATGATTAAGGTTTCCGAAGAACTTTTAAACGATAGCGTCTTTGATCTAAGTAGCTACATCGCTAAAGAGTTTGGCCGCCGGATCGGGGCCAAGGAGGAGGAAGCCTTTTTCATCGGGGACGGGGAGGGGAAACCCACCGGCATTTTTAACGGCAGCGGGGGCGCGGAGCTGGGAGTAACGGCGGTTAAGGCAACTGAAATTACTGCCGATGAGCTTTTGGATTTGTTTTATTCCCTGAAAGCCCCCTACCGCAAGAAGGCTGTCTTTGTGATGAATGACGCCACTGTAAAGGCTATCAGAAAGCTAAAAGACGGCACCGGCCAATACCTCTGGCAGCCTTCTATTACCGCCGGGGAGCCGGACACTCTGCTGAACAGGCCGGTTAAGACTTCCGCCTATATCCCCACCCTAGAAGCGGCGGCCAAGGTGATCGCCTTCGGCGATTTCGGCTACTACTGGATTGCCGATCGGCAGGGGCGGGCATTTCAAAGACTAAACGAGCTTTACGCCGTTACCGGGCAAATCGGTTTTAAGGCCACCCAGCGGGTAGACGGCAAGCTAATTCTAGCCGAAGCCGTTAAATTCTTACAGATGAAGGCGTAGGTGAAAACCCATGAGCAATGTAAAAAACTACAGCATCCAGGGCGGGGAAAAATGGGTGGTGGAAGGAGAGCTGGAGCTTACTAGAAATGGTAGGCTCCTTTTTAATGGTCAGGAATTAAGGCCGGTAAAGGGACCGGCAGATAGCGGGGCCGGCACCATCGCCGAGTTAAAGGCTGATTTTAATGCCCTCCTAGAAAAACTTTACGGTGCCGGGATCGTGGTGGCCGATAAAACGGCTCTGGAAGAAGCAATCCTCTCTGCACTAGAGCTTTTAGACGGGGCGGCGGTGGGTGAAGAGCCGGGGCAGTATCCGGAAGTTGCCTATAACACCCTTTTAGCAGCTATTGAAACTGCCCAAGGTGTGGCTGATGGAAAGGGCATTACCCAAAGCCAGGCGAACACGGCCACCGAAGTTTTGGGGGTAGCCAAGGCGACCTTCGAAGAAGCGGTAATAGTATCGGCGGGCTGATAAAGGAGGTGATGGGTGTATGCCGGTAACCTTGGAAGAAGTAAAACTATATTTGCGTCTAGATTGTGATGAAGAAGATACGCTCATCACTAATTTTATCTCTGCTGCCAAAGAGATCTGTGAAGATATTTTAAGATATCCCTTGTCGGAATTTGACGAAATCCCGGCGGTGGTCCGGCAAGCCCTGCTCTACTGTGTGGCCAATATGTACGAAAAAAGGGAAGGAAGCCATTACTACCTGAAAAACGAGGGCGGCGGTATTTTAGAGACGGTAATGGTGATGAAGCTGATGCTTTCTAATTTGCGCAGGAAGGAGTGGTGAAGCTGATGGAAATTGGGGATTTAAGGCACCGCATAACCTTCCAAAAACTCGTCACCACCGTTAACGACAGCGGCTTTGAGGACAATGTTTGGGAGGATTACAAAACCATTTGGGCGGCGCTTTCAAACCTTCATGGTCGAGAATACTATGCCGCCGCTGCCGTTCAAGCCGAAAACACGGTGAAGTTTACCATCCGCTATCTGCCGGATATAGATACCGCCATGAGGATCTCCTTTCGGGATAAAAGCTATGACATAAAGGCTATCGATAACATCAGATACCAAAACCGCTTTATAGAAATCAAGGCCCAGGAGGTGAAGGCCGGTGGCTAAGGTGGAGTTAACGGGTATGGAAAACCTTATTGCCGAGGTGGAGAAGTTGGGTGTCCAGGGAAGCCGGATTGAAAATAGGGCCCTCAGGGAAGCGGGGGAGGTGGTCCGGGGGGCCATTGAAAAAGAAGCCCCTAAAAGAACCGGAACCCTAAAGGAAAGCATCAAAGCCTCCGGGGTGCGCACCAGGGAAGGTATGAAACAGGTGCTGGTAGGCCCCGGGGATGCGGGCTGGTACGGCAAGTTTGTGGAATTTGGCACCGTCAAGATGAAAGCCAATCCCTTCATGGCCCGGGGCTATGAAACCTCCAAAGAAGAAGCGGTAGAAAAAATAGCGGAGGAGCTAAAAAAGGGGTTGGGGCTATGAGTATTAATGAAAAGGTGATGGCTGCCTTGGCCGGGGTAGGGGTGCCGGTACGCTTCCAACATTACA